GATAGTGATGAAATTGAAAAATTAATCATTAAAAAATATGGTGATTTGGCAGACAAAACAAGACACTGGGAAACCTCAGAAGTAAAAGACTCTGATGGTAATATAGTTTTAGATTCTGGAGTAATTATAGAAATATTTGGAGACCACCCAGATCAAAATAAAAAAAATTATTTACCGCAAATAAAAGATCCTGCTGGTGGTGCAGTAACTGGTCTAAGTATTATTGATAGTGGTACTGGATATATAACATATGATAATGTTGCAGTAACAAATTTAAGTGGTGGTGGAAATAATTTAACTGTAGATGTTGTTGCTTCGACCGATAGTAATAATTTAGGTACAATAACCAACTTAACTATATCTAATATAGGTTCAAACTATAGAGAAGGTGATATTGTAAGAATCTATGGTGGCAATGCAACCGCTAAAGTAACATCAGCAACAAATATTTGGACAAACTGGTTCTATGATTACATAGATTCTTACAATCCAATTGTGATAAAAAAAGCAACTGCCGCAAATCATTTAATTAAAGTAACTAATAGAGAATATGAATACCAACTTAATGAACTAAAAAGAGAAATATATATACCAAAAAAATCAATACTTCCAATTATGCAATCTGAATTAGAAGAACTATTGCAGTATGATACTAAGTATAAGATAACAAAAGAAGGTTATAGAATATCAGAAGGTGTATAAAAAAAGGGGGGTCTTAAGACCCCCCTTTTTATTAAAGATTATTAATCAAACTCAGCAAGGTTTGCAAAGAAACTTAGAGTGTCATCCTCTTCATTAGAACGAGGTTGAATAGGTTCTTCACGAACTGGTTGTGCAACAGGACGAGACATAGTAATATCTGAGTCATTAAATCCACCAGTGGAACCACCAAAGGATGATTCATCTTCATGAGTTTCTGGATCAATACGATTTTGATGAGACTTTACAGTCAATACTGAAGCAAGACGTTTCTCCAAATCATCAAAAGTTTTGAAGTTGGATTGATCAGTAAACGCAGTTAGAGAATACTGTTTAGCATAAAGTGATTCAAGTTTTTCATCATCAAAATTACCAAGAGTTCCCTGAGGTGCAAACTCACTGGAGTCATAGTTCCAATAACCAGCAACCTTTTTAATCTTCAGTTTAAAATCAGCACCTTGCCAGAAATCAAATGGATTAATAGGAGTTTCATCTTCAAACTCTGGTTGCATTGAAGCAATAATTTTATCGTGAATCTTTTTACCATATTTGAAAAGACAAACTCTACCCTCATTTTCAGGATGCAGAGGATCACGAACAACATAGATGTTGCTGTAGTATGACAGTTTACGTTTCTGTTTACGAGCAATTTCTTTATCAGAATCAAGACCACTATTCCAAAGTTGACGGTTTAAATCACCAACAGGATCAGACTTATTAATAGTAGTCAGAGAATTTTCAATATACCAACCACCGGGACCCTGAAAGGCATGACTGAAGACTTTTGCCCATGGCATATCTTCACCTTCAGGTGCAGGAAGGAAACGAATCACGGCGTAACCATTACTAGATTTATCCAGTTCTGGTTTCCATAGACGATCATCAGCACCTCCAGACTTATCACTATTGGAAATCTTATCCAATTCTTGAGTCAGTTTATCGAAGGAAGATGCAGAATTTTTTTTAAGTGCAGCAAAAGACATGTGTGTTCTCCGTATTGTGTACGTATTTGGCCTGTGGGGTTTCCCAACCACTCATATATAATACCATGGTTGGGTGGTGTTGTCAAGGTTCTTCGATAAATTTTTTCATCTCAGAAATTTCCTCTCGCATACGACGAAAGACTTGACTAGCATCCGTCTCACCCTCTTTAGCGACGAATGGTAGAGTACTCATTAACATATTAACAAAATCTTTGGCATCACTTTCTTCAGAATATTTTGCTCTAAAATAAACCATTTCTTGAAGTTCAAGAAGTCTCTCCATCATAAAAAGATATTTTTTGCCACCTTCTTGAGTACGAAATTTATAACTCTGCATAAGAGCTTGAAGATCTTCATAGATCTGCATCATTTCAGCAGCTTCTGACCTGATCAATTCGTTGTCAAAAAAGTCCATGTATTAATAAGTATTCTTTTATATTTAGTACTCTCTATAGAAATGAATGGTTCGTATTTCACTACCAGTTTTTTTACTTCAGGCCAAACAATTGGTTCAGAAATTTTTTGTGAAAAATATGGAATGAAGTTGATTATCTTTTGAAGTATAACCATACTCTCTAAACTTACATTACCAGCAAGATATTCTTTGAGTATGATTGGGTGTTGTCCATTGTTAACTTTGAATAAAGTATCAAAGTCTTCACTAATATTAGACAACAAGTCCATTTCATTCTGAAAAACAAAAGACATACTCTGAATTTTGTTTTTCCATTCAGAGTATGTCTTTGATTTATTTACAGAGATGTTGCCAATCCAACAGTTACTATCTTCTATAAAATGACTAAGGAGAAAATTTACTATTTCTTTTTCATCATATTTTATACCTATCTTTTTGAAGAAATACTTATCCTTTCTCTTCTCAAAAGACTGCAAACTAGCACGTGACTTACCATTAAATGTAAAAAAATTATATGTGTCTTTTGAGAAGTGAAGTTTTAATGCTAGATAGGTTTTATATACATCAAAACCATCCATATCAAATAGGCAGTTTTGCTTTAGATGATTTTTTCATGAATGATAATCTCTGTGCATCATACTTAAGTTTTTCTTTCAATGTTTTTGAAAGAAGTTTAGATACAGATTCCAATTCAATTTCATTTTCTTCGCAAAATGTAAGTATAGCTTCAATGTAGTTTAATTGACCATTACTTTCCTTCACAATTGTCTCTACTTCCATAGAAAACTTGGAAGATGTCATAAACTTATTGTTAAGAACCTCATTGATTGCTTCTTTACTTTTACTCATTAGCAAATTTCCATTCTCGTATATACTGAGTAAGTTTTCTAATGTATTCTGATTTGTTTCGTTTTTCATAGACAATGCAGTCTCCATTTTCACAGGACATAATGATAACAAGTTTCTTGACTATTATACCAGTCATTTCATACAACATGCAAGCGTACGCAACAGCTTGAACAAAGTAACTTTCAATCCATTCTTCTGGTTTTGGTTTCTCTGATGTCTTAAAGTCAATTACAGCAAGTTCTCCGTCGTATTCTGCAATACAATCGACAGTACCAGCTAACCCTAATGTCTTACTATATAGGGGTCTTTCCAGTGCATGAATATTATTTATTTTTTTTAATGTTGGTTTAGCAATCTTGAATAATATTTCTGGTAGAGGATTCGATTTTGGTAGAGGTTCATTCCTAAGAAAATATTCTGTGAGAGTATGCATACCAGTTCCTCTACTAGTAGCACGTTTTGTTTTAAGGTTGGCAGCTTTCTCACCAACACGTTTTCTCCACTCCTTAATTTTTTTAGCAGATTGAAAACTAGTTATTGTAGTGACAGAGACTAGTTTTATATCTTCACCAGGAATTTTGTAATATCTTTTACCATCTATATGAACTCTTTCAAGTTTATGTGGTAAGTCAATTTCTACATGATTAAACATTAAAATCCAAGACTAAGTTTACTGACCAAGTAGCTACGGATAAGTCCAGAACGAACTATATCTTCAACACCAAACTCAACCATACCAAACTCATCCATCAATCTAAGAATACTCATAAAATCAAGGACACCATTTTTTTCATTTGCCTTTACTAGATCAGACTGTTGAACATCACCACAGAATACAATTTTACTATCTTCACCAACACGGGTAATGATACTATCAAGTTCATGAAAATTTAAATTCTGACATTCGTCAACAATAATAATTGCACGATCAAGAGTAGTACCACGAAGGAATGATGTAGACCAGAAAGAAATAGTCTCTTGTGTTTTAAGATTTTCATAAAGCATTTCAAACGAAGGATCGTCTGGCATCTCAAACATATATTTTACCATATTCTTATAGGGAATTTGGTATAGAGATGCTTTATCTTCATGTGTTCCAGGAAGAAAACCAATTTCACGGGTAGCAACTAAAGATCTAACAATATAAACTTTATCATATTGAGATTCTTCTTTAAAAACTTCTTTGAGAGCAAGATATAATGCAACGAATGTCTTACCTGTACCAGCTGCACCATACATGAATAGGTTTTTATCATTTGACCAATAGTCAAAGACAGATTCCTGAGATGGTGTTAATGGTTCAATGTTAACCAACATATCAGAATTAATTGGCTTTCTGCGTTTCTTTTGTTTGGCAGACATACCATTAATATCTGGTGTAAATTTTTTCTTAGCTCTTGCCATACTTAAAATCCCTGGATGGTTGAACCGTAGTGTCCTTTTTTAATATTGTTGATCTTTGTTTGGAGATCAGAAGGAACTTTATTTCTCCAATCACCAACCTCACTAATAGAAGAAGCAACTCCAACAGACCAGTCTTTATCCCAGTCTAGATTGTCACTTCTCCATTGTTCGTATTCAGTAACTGAAAAAGAGAGTTCTTTCTTTTCCCCTGTGGTTTTATTTATTACTGGATAAGTAGGCACTATTCTTTCTCCTTAGTTTTATTGAATCCAAATGGTCCGACTTTATCTTTAGATCGGTTTTTCATAACAACACCAGCAAGAGACTCCATAATTTTAAGGATGTCTTCTGCCTTAGCACCTTCACCAAGTTCTTTGGCAACATAAAAATACTTATCAAAGAACTCTTGACTGTGCTCTTTATAGTCTTCGACTGTGATTGGTTGATCTTTCATTTTGCAAAGTTTTAATTAGGTTTGTTTTACACCCATTCAGGTTTATGGTTTGGTAATCGTAGGTAGTTATCTTTTACCCATGGTTTAGATGCAATGTACATCTTGTATGCTTCGATAGTAGAAATACTATCGTCAAACTTAAACTCCTCTGGCATTGCTCGAACGAAAGGTGTGTGATCACCCCATGCTACATAGGGAATAATTTCATCAGCAGCAAGCAGAGTATTATAACAAGTGTGTACTTTACTATATCGTGCCTCATACTCCTCACATAATGCAATACCATGAGTAAGCAACCATCTAGCGTTTGATCTGGTCTCGTTTGCCCACTTGGTGCAGGGGTGGTTACGGAATGCTCCCTTGTCCGTAGCATAGGGTGTGCCGTCTTTCTTAGGCAGTGTACCATAACCATGTCCCCACTTGTCTGAAGCGACTATAGAGAGCATCTGACAGGTCTCTAAGGGCATCTTGACTATGTGCTTGTCAGGCAGGACATAAGCAGATTCTCGTGGAGACTCATCAGTGACGAAGATGTTCATAAAAATATTTTGTACAAATACACAATAACACAGTTATGATTTAGTGTCAACCCATTCAAGAGCTTCGGAAACAGATGGAAACTGTTCTATAAAAATTTTACGACAGTCTTCTGCAATTTGCATATGTTCCTTTTGAGTTCCATGTGCAGAACGAAGATTAATATAATGAATCCATGATCGGCAAGAGCCACTCATGTAAATTTTAGTTGGAGTACAGATCGGTAGCACATTTCTAGCACATTCCTTAGCAACTCCGCTACCTAACATTTGTTGATAGAGTGCCATTGAAGAATCAAAAAGAGTTTGCATTTGCATCTCAAGTTTCTGAACCACGAATGGATCAAGATCATCAATACTATTTTGTCTGTTCTTTGTATCTTGTCTACGAAGTTCTGGAAGAGGAATCTTATCTGACAAAATAGAACTGTCAGCATACCTTTGTGAAAACTCTTGAAATGTAAAGCTACGATGTCGCAAAATTTGAGCTGCAATAGCACGTGTGGTTGTAACCTCAAGAGTCATAAAACTCTGCTCAAAAACAGACCAGTGTTCATGATTGATACAGTACTTTAAAAGTCCTGCAACTTTTGGATTCTCTTGGTTTGCCGGATTACTTACACGGGCCACGTAACCCATTAATTTTTCAGCGTCAGGCGTAACGGTAATAAGATTTACATTCATAATTACTTTTTATTAGTTTCTTTAGATTTAACACCCCACAATTTTGGATTGGCTCTACCTTCTGATTGTGTAATGTTTACAAAATTTTTTTTATGCTTGTCATAATAATAATCAAACATTTCTGAGACCTTATTACCAATAGCAATATCATAATGACTGATGTCATCCACCAGGTATTCGATAAGGTATGCAGTATAAGGTAAACTCTTATCTAATGCAATAGATGGATCGCAGTCTTCATGTATTATCTTCAAGATCTATTTCCCCATTCGATCTCTGGGTATGCTTCGGATACACATGCCTTGGTAATTTTATATCGTTTACCAATCAATGAATCTTTAGCGAGACATACAACATTTGCTTCAGTTTCATGGAGACCCTCAAGCATTTGAATAAACATTATTTCACGGCGTCCTTGTTGTAATCCATTATTACCACCCTTAATAAAATTGTAGAGTTTTTTCCACTCATGTAATAGAAGAGTATGTTTAGTTCCTTCTGGAGTGTTGTTGGGAGTGAATGGAACATCTCCTTCGGGCAATAAGCTCACTGCAGTGTCATCAAAATTCCAAATTAAAATTGATTGTAGTGCTGGTGTTTTGTATTTTTGCAACGCTAAAACTTTTTCTTTTTTAGTTTTAGCGTTAGATACTTTCTGCAAAACTTCAGATATAAGCATTTTTTCAACTGGTAGTTCAGCCATTTTAAAAGTTCTCCATTTCAGATAATAGTGTAGATAATTTGTGTTCCAAGAAGTAGTTAATTGGTACTCCTTTTTTTACAGTACTATTTAACGTTTCAAATTCAGTGATTATTTTATTTGAAATTTCTTCTGGTATACAACTTAGATCAATAAGTTTACGATTACGTTCATAGTTTTTGAATTGTTTTACATCACAAAATGTTTTTGGATTTGTAGTCAACCACTTGACTAGATTTTTTTTGCTAATTGGTTTTTGTCTTTTGCCAGTAACAAATGTATCATCATCGGATAAGAAATTTGGAATACCATCACTCCTATCCCCCTTAATAATATGTTCTATCAGAAATTGTTTTGGATCTTCTAACTGAAGATACTTTTTCTGCATAGGATTATATTGACTAACAAAAGAATACTTGCCCAATTGAAGAAAGTCTTTATCCCCAGAAAGAATTAGTACTTTTTCTCTAGTAGTATTTGATGTATGATTTGTTAGTACACTAATTATATCATCTGCTTCTGCACCATAGATTTCCATCACAACATATGGAAAATTATCACGTATCTCATCACGAATTTTATTTAAACAGTTAAAGATTGCATTCCAATCATGATCAGATTTTTCTCTATCTTTTTTTCGATTTTGTTTGTAGAAAGGAAATAGTTCTCTCCTCCAATAAAATTTAGAATCATAGCAAAGAACTAGTTTCCCAAACTCATTACCAAAATTTTTTTTATAGTTTTTCAATGATCGAAGAACCATATATCGAACAAGATTTATATCAAGTCCATCATTAGATTTCACCTGCATCATCAAGTTACTGATCATGCATTGATTCATGTCAACTAAAATCATAATTAATCCTCATCGTCGTCGTCTTCATCGAAATTGTCTTCATCAAGAAAACGTACAGCTAAAAGTTCTTCATTTACAATAAAACCATCATTATCTAACATCTCTGGATGAATTGGACCTTGAACTTTTGATTCAAAAAAAGCAATAAAATATCCATTAGCAATCCACCCAAAAATAAATCCCAGTGCAACTCCCATAAGACAGATAATAAAACTGAAAAATAGCGTGGTTACTTCTGTCATACTGACCTCCTATGAGTCTTCTTTGATGATTGATACCTCTAATCTATATTTTTTCTTGAAACAAGAAATTAATTTATTAAGATAGAGGATTGGTTTTTTTTCTGGTTCTTCTGGTTCTTCCGATTCAGACTCCAATAACCCCCCACTTATCATAGCTCTTACATTAGTATTTAGATACTTGTCAGGAATTGACGATTTCATTGTAAGACTTTAATTAATAAGTAATTTGGAGATACTGTTTTTGGAATTTTTCTTTTTTTATTTGGAAGAGAATCAAAAAACAATTGACATGTAGGAGAGCAACATTGAGTTACTTCATCAAGTGATTGTATAAGTTTTTTTAATTTCTTAAGACCAGAAAATTTTTCATTGTAATCAAGAATTTTTGCACCTTTACAGGACAAAGATTTACCAGTCAAATACAACAAATCATAAGTTGTTGTATTGATCAAAAATATTGATTTAGCACCAATAATTTTTTCTGTTGAGACTGGATCATATTTCTTCCCCTGAATTATAACAGAAGTTTGCTGAAGATGCAAGCCCTTCACCAGTTGATCAGGTGTTTTCTTTTTCTTACGACGAATAATTTTTTTAGAGTCTTTATATTTTTCGACATCAGAAATAAATCTATCAAGAAGCATTTTAAATTCTTTAAGTTCTGAATTATTAAAATGTGAATATGCTTCGGATAAAATTTTATCTCCACCCAATGCACCATCAACCTCTTCTAAAATATCAGTTACTAGATGGATATGATTGGAAGAATATTCGTTGATAGTTTTTCTATCAACATCTTCAGATTGAAAATACTTAAAAAAATCAACACGAATTTTTTTCTTAGTAACTGAATACTCATCAACAATTGTATCGGCAAATTGAGAGATTGTTTCTGGATTAGTCATATCAAATGGTTGTCTTGTAAATATTGAAGTGTTTCTTTACACCCACCAACATGTTTATTTTCTATTGATACTTGTGGGAAAGTAGCTCCTTCCCCAAACTCATTATAGAATTGTTCTTTGGTGAAATCTTTTTCATATTTATATTCAAGATAATCAAACTCTAAATGATTCAATAAATATCTGACTCTATCGCACCATTGACAATTTTCTTTTGAGTAAACTACTACATTCATTGTAAACTATATAAGTAAATTTATTTATCATCCATCTGTTTGATAACATGGATAAGATTTTTTTTTCTACGTTTAATATTTTTTAAAACTTTATTAATTTGTGTTACTCGATCTCTTTGAAATTTACGTAATTGTTTTTCAGACATTTTAGTTTCTTTTTGAATGTCTTCTTCGGTTTCTTCAATAACTTGAGCAGCAACATCTACTACAATTTCTTCTGGATTTTCTGACATTAAAAAAGGGTTATATAACCCTTGAAGTATAACACATAGATAGTATCTACGTCAAGAAGTGGTAGACGGTTGTAGTCGGTCAAGTTTCCATATAATATACTCCATGGTGGGTACACATTGGGGATTCCATCCAGCAAAAGTGGAGTGTTCTCCACTTGGAATCTGCCAACAGGGAGCATCATCGTTGTCAAGGTCTAGTGACTCACGGTATGCTTCGTCACCGAGTAGAACAACTGCTCTCTCTGCTTGATTCAAACTACCGAAGCAAGCAAATGCATTCTTCTTAATGATGTCAGGGATGTGGTGTTTCATTGGATTGCAAGGGGTTGTAGTCTCTCAAGGATCTCACGATAAGCAGGGACGATATCACCCTCGTCTCTTCTGAATAGATCCTTATCGAATCTTTCATCACCACCAATCTTCCACAATCTCATGCTATCGGGACTGATCTCATCAGCAAGTAGCAACTCACCATGTGCAGTGTATCCGTACTC